TGCCATCTTGCGGTCCGACATCAAAACCCGATATGAGGCATACCGGACTGGTATCCAAGGCGGCTTTCTCACGCCGAACGAGGCCCGCGCGAAAGAGGAATTGCCGCCGCTCGAGGGCGGCGACCAGCTGCTTGTAAACGGCAGCTATGTGCCAATTACGCAAGCCGGGGTCGCATACAAAGGGAAAGGGGGTGATGGAGCTGGACAAGGAACTGAAAACGACGGGTCAGAAGGAAATCCGGGCGTTACCGATTAAGCTTGAAATCCGGGCAAATGAAGGAGAAGACTCCAAGCGGACCATCACCGGAAGTATCAAGTATGATACGGATAGCGCGGACATGCGGGACTGGTATGGAGACATTATCGTTGAGCAGATTGCTGCAGGTGCGTTTGCGGACAGTCTGAAGACGAGAGAAGTTGTCGGCCTATGGAGTCACGACACGGCCCAAGTGTTAGGAAATACGAAATCCGGTACGCTTCGGATATACGATGGAGCCAAAGAATTGCGTTTTGAGCTCGACATTCCGAATACGACCGTCGGCAATGACGCATGGGAGCTCATTCAGCGCGGCGACGTAGATGGTGTATCGTTTGGGATGCGCGTCACGAAAGATAAGTGGTCTAGCGAAAAACGCGACGATAAACGGATTTACAAGCGCTTGATCCTTAACGCTGAATTGTACGAAATTAGCCCGGTTGCCTTTCCGGCATATCCGGCCAACGAAGTCGCGGCGCGGTCGCTGGAAGAATACAAAGCTTTCGAAAAACGCGCTGCCGATCAGTATGAAAAAGAAAAAATGTTGCTCGAGCTCGACCTTTACGGTTGAGCTTTTTATTTTCCCAAATATCCAATGAGGTGATGAGAAGTGACGAAAGAACTCCGCGCACTGCTCCAAAAGCTGGAGAACGCGAAACAGGAAGTCCGGAGCCTGCTGGCCGAGGACAAAACGCAAGAAGCAAAGGATAAAATGGACGAGGTTCGGTCGCTGCAGGCTAAAGTCGACCTGCAGCGCGAGCTTGAGGAAACCGAAGCCCGCGGCCTTGGTGGAACGGAACTGAACGACAACGGAAACGTCGAAGAACGCGACATGCAGGAACTGGAGGCCGAATACCGGAGCATCTTCCTCCGCGGTATCCGCCGTCGCCCGATCACGGCCGAGCAGCGTTCGATCATCGCTGAGTATGAGCGCCGCGCTGTCATGAACGAAGGCGGCACAAACCCGGCCATTCCGGATGGCGATGTTGGTATGGTGGTCCCGCAGGACATCCAGACGCAAATTAACACGCTAATGCGTGAGTATGGAGATCTATCCGAATTTGTGACGGTCGAAAACGTCACTGCACCGTCCGGCACTCGCGTACTGGAGTCCGACGCCGATATGACGCCATTTGCAGATGTTGACGAGTATGGCGTCATCCAAGAAACGGGCAACCCGAAATTCACGCCGATCTCCTATTCGGTCAAAAAGCGCGCCGGCTACTTGCCGCTGACGAATGAACTGTTGAAGGACAACGACGCCAACCTGCTCAACTACGTCAAAACGTGGATTGCGCGGAAGGCAGCTTTTACGCGGAACACTCACATCATCGCCCTGTTGAAAACCCTGTCGCCGAAAGCGTTGGCGGACGTGAAGGCAATCAATACGGTTCTGAACGTGGACTTGGATCCGGCACTCAGCCTGTCGTCCGTGTTGCTCACGAACCAAGACGGTTTCAACTGGCTGGACAACCAAGTGGATGGCATGGGGCGGCCGATCCTGCAGGAGGACATCACGCAACCCGGTCGCAAACTCTTTAAAGGCCGCCGGATTGCTGTTGCACCGAACCGTCTCTTGGCAAGTGATACGGTCAATAACAAGGCGCCGGTATTCATCGGCAACCTGAAGCAATTCATGGTGATCTTCAACCGGGAATTCTTCGAACTGGCTTCCACTCGCGAGGGCGGCGACGCATGGCGCCGGGATACGACGGAACTGCGGACCATCATGCGCGATGATTACGTCAAATGGGACGGCGCGGCTGCGGTATACGGCCAATTGGACATTACGCCGACGCCGTAATAATCACACATTGAGTGGCCGGGAAACCGGCCTCTTTCCATTGGGGGTGAGACTGTGGCGAAAGTCATTCAAGCGTTCCGCGAACGATACCACAACTTCAAGCTATACAATATCGGCGATGAGTACCCGGAAGATGATCAAGAACGTGTAAGATATTTGGAGCAACAAGGGTTTTTGACGACCGAGATTGTTTTAGACGAATTCGGAATGCCGGAATATAAGCCGAAACGCCGCAAAAAGGGCGTGAGCGACGATGGCGATCCTGACGCTTGACGAAACAAAAACCTGGCTGCGGGTGGATGGATCGGACGAAGACGCAACGATTGAAATGCTGATTAGCGCTGCAGAAACATACTTGCATAACGCTACCGAAGTTGAGTTTGACGCCGAAAACTCCCTCGCTAAACTGTTTTGCCTCGTCTTGGTCGCCGACTGGTACGAAAATCGCGAACTGATCGGCTCTCAACCATCCGATAAGGTGCGATTTACAATCCAATCCATGCTCGCGCAGTTACAACATGCTTACTCGTCTACGGATGAGGGTGAGGCGTCATGACCGTCCTTGTCAACCGATTGGACAAGCGCATTACCATCCTGCGGCCTCCTGGACCAGATGAAACGGACGAATACGGCCAGCCCCTTGGCGATCCAGTTGAGGTTTGCACGGTTTGGGCTGCCATTGAGCCGCTGCGGGGGCGCGAATATACGGCGGCGTTGGCCGAACAAGCCGAAGTCACGACACGCATCCGTATCCGATATCGATCCGGGATTGACCGGACCATGACCGTTCGTCATGGCAGCACGGAGTTCGAGATCCTGCACATTATCCATCCGGAGTTTGGCAAAAAGGAACTGCAACTCATGTGCAAGGAGCGGCAGTAACCATGGCGCGGCGGAATGGAATCGAAGGCATGGCGGAGCTGGAACGACTATTTGGTCGACTCGGCAAGGTGCCGCAAACGGTCGCTACAAAGTCGGCGCGTGCCGGAGGTTCGATCGCTCTCAAGGCGGCGAAAGCGAACGCTCCGGAAGATGAAGGCGACCTGAAACGAGGGATCATCCTAAAGCGCGAGCGGAGCCGAATTAAAGGCAAAGCCGTCTACCAGGTAACGCTCGACCCGGCGATGAACGACGTGTTTGTTAAGGTGTCCAAAGACGGCAAGCGGTCATATTATCCGGCATCTCAGGAGTATGGCTTTTTGACGGTTGACGGCCGGTATATTCCTGGCTATCGATACCTGCGCCGATCCGCCGACGATAATGAGCGGCCAATAGAAAAGAAAATGCTTGAAGTGACCGGCAAGGAAGTCGACAAGGCCTTACGGAAGGGGTGAGCGTGGTGGATTTTGAACCGGCACTTGTGCAGGAACTGAAGTCAATCACGGCACTCGGGAATCGAATCTACCCGCTCGACGCTCCGGAGGCGACAGCGGGAAATGGTGTCCCATACCTGATCTATGGCTCGAGCGAAGGGCTCCGCGACAAAACACTCGGCGGGTACTTGGACAGCAAGGAAGTCCGCGCCGAACTGAATATAATCGCCGCGCGATATGCGGACATGAAGGCGATCACGAAGCAGGTGATCGCTATTTTGTTGTCCTTCGAAGGGCGCCAGATCGGTTCTGGAGGTCCATTTATCGATGAGTTGGTTTACCAGTCGCCGGTGGAAATCTACGAAAACCAGCCGAATCTGTACCGCTGCGTGGTAGAGTTTTCGGCTTATTTTGCTGAGGAGGATTGATCCAAAGTGGGAAAAAAGACAAGAGCTCTCGGGACGAAATTGAAAATCGGATCCGGAGCAAATGCCAAAGCCATCGGATCGCTTACGTCCATCTCGTCTCCGTCGATGTCGCAAGATACCATCGACGTGACGACGCTTGACAGCGACGGCGAATATCGGGAGTTTATTGGCGGGTTTAAAGACGGCGGCGAAGTTTCGGCTTCCGGTTTCTTCGACCCGCAAGACGAAGGACAGGCCGCTGTTTATGCCGCATTGGAGGCGAGCTCGGTCGAAGATTTCACGATTGAGTTTCCTGCGTCCATGGGCGCAAGTTGGAATTTCAAAGGCGTTGTGACGGCATTCCAAACGTCGGCCGAACTTGAAGAAGCGGTCGGATTTGAAATCACGATCAAAGTTTCCGGTAAACCGACGCTGACGATCACGCCTACTCCGTAACAACCAAAGGCCCGGAGACATGCCCCGGGCCGCTTTTATCACTCAAAGGAGGAAAAAATCATGAATAACGATGTAGTCATTATCAATCTGGACCGGCCGCGCGAGCTGCGTTACGGTCACAAGGCTCTGAAAACGCTGGTTGCATTAACAGGGAAATCGCTAGAAGAAATTGAGGAATCCGGATTTGGTGATTTTGAACTTGTCGAAAAAATGGTTTTCTGCGGCCTACTTTCCGACGCGAAGGCAAATGGTGAAACTTTGAAACTTGAGCAGATGGAGGACCTGCTTGATCAAGCAAAAAGCTATAAGCACATCATCGATTCCGTGCAAGCCGCTTTTGCCGCTGCCTTTGAAGCGGATGTCGGTGACTTGGGAAACGGTCAGAATCAGGAGAAGGAACCGGCGAAAGAAGACGATTTGACTTCGATGAAAGTTTAAAAGTTGCACTTCGATGCGGCGTGAGCGTTGCCGAATTCAATGAATTAACTCCGCGAGAACTTTGGTTGATCGTGGAGGCTCATAATGAACGACTGAGACTGGAACAAGAAGCTATGTTGTCACATGCTTATACAACGGCTCGATTACACCGTGCCCAAAAACTACCAAGCTTTAAGGAAATCCTTGAGGCTGCAAGGTCAAATACGCGACAAGTCCAGCAAACTCCGCAGCAAATGCTCGCAGCGGTAAAGGCGATGAATGCGTTTTTTGGTGGAGAAACGGTTTATAAATCCTAATCGGAGAGGGGTGGATGTATGGCAGTCGTACGTAATCTAATGATCCGGATCGGCGCGGATTACTCAGCAGCACAAAAAGGCATGCAAGGAGCAACCCGCGAACTGACCCGCTTTAAACAAAATACCGAAAAAACCATATCCTCGATCAGCGGTCGAAATGGTCTTGGATCATTACGGACAAACCTTAAAGCCATAGGATCGTCCGTGACTGACTCCCTCTCCGAGATTAGCGGGTCCAAGGGCATTGGCGGTGTTGTGGCAGGCTTAGCAGCCTTGCGACCCGCTGTTGGCCTTGCATCCGCCAGTTTGCGTGGGCTTGGTGCTGCGGCAGGAGGGGCAGCGGCCGCATTGGGCCCGGTCGGCATTGGGTTAGGCGTTTTGACCGGAGCGATCATAGTCGCGACAGCGGCTATAGCCAAGGCCAGCCAGCCGGCCGTTAAATTTGAGGCAGACATAGGCCGGCTTAACATGCAACTCAAGGGCAGCAGCCGCGAGTTTATGCAATGGGCCCGCAGCATGGGCCTGGCTAAAACAACGGCAGCAGAGATGGGAGCGACCTATGGGACGCTCCTTTCTTCATTTATCAGCGATAATCGGTCACTGACTGAGCAGACCAAGCAAATCGTGCAGGCTACGCGGGTTGTCGCATCGGCAACTGGCCGCACGATTGAGGATACAACCGAGCGGATACGATCCGGCTTGTTGGGTAATACCGAGGCCATCGAGGACCTCGGCATTTTTGTGAATGTGTCCATGATCGAGTCGACCAACGCTTTCAAGCGATTTGCCAACGGCAAGCATTGGGATCAACTCGACTTTAGGGTGCAGCAGCAAATCCGTCTGGCGGCCATTTTGGAGCAGGCATATGCCCGGTATGGCAGCGAGCTCCAAAACAACGTCATGACCAAGCAATCGCTCCTGATGGAGCAACTCAAAAACGTCAAGCTCAATCTGTCGCAGGCATTTTTGCCGATATGGGACGCCATCCTCCCAGCATTGACCAAGCTCGCAACCGCCTTGGCTACAGTAACCGAAGAGATTGCGCGCTTTATGTACTGGCTGCGCGGATGGGACTATGATGAGCGCACCATGGGTACAGAGAAACAAACGGAAGCCGTACAGGATCAAAGCAAAGCCTATGATGGGCTTGCATCGTCCGCCAAGAAGGCCCGCGGCGAGCTAGCCGCTTTTGACCAACTTAATCTGCTTGGTGATCCCAGCGGCGGCGGGGGTGGTGGCGGAGCGTCTGGCGGCGGCACTGCGGGTGGTACTGGTCCTGGAAGCGGCGGCTCTGGATCGGGTGGAAATGCGTGGGATGGACTTAAACCCATACCGCCGGAACTTCTCAAAAAGTGGAGAATTGAATTCGACCCGCCGAGCCCACCGGACGCGGGAATGGGCGCGGTGGCGACGGCGGTCGTTAACACCATAAATGGCTTAGTCAAAGAGGTAAAAGCCAAGCTTGCTCAGATGTGGCAAGAGGTAAACGCTCTGACACAAATGGGCGCTGCGGGGCAGTTGGCGACGTGGGGCAGCCTTGCCTCTGGCTTGTCTGGTTCTGTTGTGCCCGGCATGAGCGGCGCAGTATCCGCCGAATGGGCAAAGATGTGGGGCAACCTTCAGGCCCAAACACAGACCGGATATGCCAGCCAGATGGCTGCTTGGGACGGAATGAGGGTCGGCATAGCAAACGGGCTTGTGCCAAGCATGACCGCTGCTATTAATCAAAACTGGTCGCAGATGTGGAAAAACATCCTTGCGCAAACTGCGTCCGGGGTAACGGCGACTACGACCAGTTGGAAAACGATGCTTTCCGGGTTGCTGGCATCCATGACATCTTTCCAAGCCTCAAACAGCCCGCTATGGTCCCAGGTTGTGGCGTCGATCAAAAGTCCAATTCCTTCATTGGCGGACCTTAAAACGGCTTGGAATATGACGCTGGCTGATATGCGTTCACAATTTTCGGCCGCGCAGACCGCATTTACTAATGGATGGACAGCAATCGCAGCAGCTATCCGATTAGTCAAAAACCCATTAGCCGAGACAAAAGTGGCTTGGAGCAGCGCCTTATCAGACATGTATGCGACGGCAGCTGCTAAAATGGACGGCATCATATCTAAGATCAATTCAGTCATTACGGCATGGTCTAACCTCCAGTCGGCGTTGACCGGTGCTGTATCGAGCGCCAAAGATTCACTCAGCTCGCTAGGCGACAGTATTTCGGAAGGATTCGGCTATGTGTTTAGCAAAGATGCATTTAATTCTGTCGTCGACAAGATCAAAGGCGAAGCAAACAAAACACAAAACCAGGTCGCGCTCGAAATCCTTGGTTTACTGTCTGGCGGTGGGGTGGCTGCTGGCGCTGGTAAAGCTGCAGCATCAAGCGGATGGCTGCAAAAGCTGCTCAATAGCCTTAAAGGCGCGGGGATATCGATTCCGGCATTTGCGTCCGGCGGCATCGTAAGCGGCCCCACGTTGGCAATGGTCGGCGAGTATGCGGGAGCAAGCGCGAATCCGGAAGTAATCGCGCCACTGTCTGACCTGGAGCGCATTATGGACGGCGGCGATAATGCGGAAACAGTGGCTATTCTGCGGCAAATTTACAATGTGCTCAACAGTGGCCGCAACGTAACGGTCACGATCACTCAAGACGAGATCGGACGAGCTGCGACATCTTACATCAACAACGAGTATCGGCGCGGGAATAACCCGCTGCCGTCGCTGTGAGGTGGTATTTGATGTATTTCGCCATCAATGGAGAGGAACTCCCCATATACCCGTCCGAATTTTCGGTGTCTGTCATGGACCTCGACGACGCTGAAACGACAACACGTACAGCCGACGGTACGCTCTCTCGGGATCGTATCACCGTCAAAAGGCAAATGGAGATTAGCTGGCCGCCGATGACCTGGGATAAGTTGTCGGCGATATTGCAGGCCATGGGCGACGAGTTTTTCGAGTTTACGTATCCCGATTCCATGTCAGGACAGATCGAAACGCGGATAGTCTACGCCGGCAATAGAAAAGCCCCGGTCCTTTTTACTCGAAACGGCGTGACGCTGTGGCAGGGGCTACAGGTCACACTAACGGAGCAGTGATGTTATGTATCCAATATCGCAGCCGTATTCTGACTTTCTTCAAAAACGAGCTCGGACTTGGTTGTTAAAGGCTGACATCAATGGCGCCGAATACGGAAAAGACAAAATCGTCAGCCTGGATATCGAAAACAGCCTATCTCCGTCTGATGATTTTACGATCGGTGCAGCGGTCATTTCGAAAATGATCATCAAAATTCGGGCGCCGGATGCGATTGAGCAGAATGCTCGAATTGTTCCCTACATTTCCTTGTCACTTGCCGGCATGAGATGGGATGAGGCTGTTTATCCATGGGAAGATGCTGACTTTACGTGGCTTGGGGGCGGATTGGACTGGCTACCGCTCGGTGAATTTTTTATCGATAAACGGGAGCGCGTAAATAATGTTTGGGTCTATACGTGCTACGACAAGCTGACTTTTGCCAACGCCCCTTATATTTCGTCCTTGACTTACCCGGCCACGCAACAGGCAGTTTGGGACGAGATATGTACACGGCTCGGATACACCTACGACAGCAGCGTGCAGATCAATCCATCATATATGATCCCAGTAGCGCCGACCGGCTACAGCTACCGTCAAGTAATGGGGTACATTGCCGGAGCGAACTCAGCTAGCGTGTTCGTCGGCAAAGATGGGACGATCAAATTCCGGCGATTTTCGGCCGCAGAAACGCCGGCATTTAAGATGGGCTTGTCGGATTACATCCGGCTAAAGCAGACCAACCCGCAGCGAACGTTTACCCGCATTGTCGTCACCTACAATAAAGAGGATGACCTTAAAGTCGAGGCCGGTAGCGGCGACGAAAGCCAAACGCTTTCCTTCGAAAATCCATTTGTAACGCAAGAGATCGTTAATGACTTGCTTGCCAACCTAAACGGATTTTCGTACGTACCGGTAGAGATCGACGCCCGTGGGTATCCGCAAATCGATGTTGGCGACCGGATCGAATACGGTCAGCAAGAAGGCTACAAATGGAACGAAGCAAATATGCCCTGGGAAGAAGCAGATTTCCCATGGGACGGGATAACGTATCACCAGACTGTAGCCCTGAGAATCAACTATGGATTCAAGGGCGGCCTGCGAATGGGCATAACGGCCCCGTCTCAGTCGTTCCAACAAAGCGAGTTTGCTGTTAAAGGCCCACTGTCGAGCCAGATCGATATGCTCAACCAAACAACCGTCAAGCAGGGGCGTAATTATTTCGGCGTCACGATCACTAAGGAAGAAGGCTTGATTGTCGAACGTGATGACCATGCTTCAAAGGTGATTCTCAACAGCGACGAATTTACATTCTGGATTGGGGACGAAAGGGCCCTCTGGTTTGATCCGTGGGAGCAGCAATACAAATTCACAGGTACGATCGAAGCGTCGCGGTTTGTCGGGGGAACAATTGCAATCGGCAGCGGAAATAACGTATTCAAGGCTGATTTGAATGGCATATGGTTAGGAAACTCGGATTTCGCAAATGCTCCGTTCCGGGTAGATATGTCGGGCCATATGGTAGCGACGGATGGTCAGTTCAGTGGTACGATCACGACATCCTCTATTGTCGGCGGCACGATTGATGGCTCGGTAATAACCGGTGCACTCATCAGAACAAAGGATTCTGGTACAAGGATCGAGCTTAGTGCAATAGGCAATTTGCTTACAGCATACTTTAATGACAGCAACTACAATGTAATCAACCCTGCATATGGCGGAGGCCCGTCATATTTGTTTTATAGGGGCGGCGGGTTAATCGGTAGTATAACCGCTGATGGTTTTGGATTGACAATAACATCTCAAAATCAATTGGGACTATCTGCTTCCGGAGGGATTTATATATGGGGTGGATGGAGTAATTTGTTTGAACAAGGTGGACAATCACTGCAAACTCATCTTAATGCCAAAGCTAATGCATCGACGGCGATTGTTAATGCGGCATTTGATACTTCAACCCGCAACCTAAAGTTTTACAATGTATTTGGTGCGCAAGTGGCATCGGTAAATATACCATGATAAAATTGAAATATATTGTCAATCAGGAGGAGTTCCGATGAAACGACTTGCTTATATCGCACTTGGAATTTTTATCGGCGTATCTCTGACCATATCGGCCGGTGCATATGCAGCATCAAGTGGATTAATAGGTAAAAAGGTAACATCAGAAGTCGATGTTAATGTAAATGGTTCGAAAATTGCTGATCGCGGAGCCGTTGTAGATGGAAGAACATATCTCCCAGTTAGAACGATTGCGAATATCCTTGGAGCGTCAACATCTTACGAAAGCGGTGAAGTATTGTTGACTACCAGCACCAAAGTTACGGAGAACGAGGATGAGGAACAAAGACA